CTTGGTTATATAAAGTTGGAATAATGCCATTGAGTTGATACACTACTGATTGTAATGAATTGTTGATGTCATTACCATCTGCGTCAGTATCTCTGAACTCTGTATGTACCTGATTGTCATACATAGATCTCAAAGCATTGAGATTATTATCAATTAAGTCATTTAATAATTTATCATTTAATTTATTCATTGTATTACTTTCGTTATTTATTTAGTTTGTGAGCTTTTCTCACAGTCTTGCCAAGCAAGATGGTGATTTAGATATACTTGTCACTTTATCCCTTTCCCCAAATTTTACGAATAAGGGGGGGTAAAGGCAGCTACGCTGCACCCCTTGTGGGTTGACTAGTTTATCTTAATCATTATCATGAGTATAAGACATAAGAGATTTCTCTATCTTTCTTATCTTCATAATTATATATATTAACATTATCATATTTATTATTATCATTATTTATCCTTTCTATTATTCTTATTATATTCTTTATCTTTATTTTTTTATTCTTTTTAACCCAGACCGAAGCCTGCAAGGGCGAGACCTTGGCTCGACTTTAGCGAGGGCTGGATCAGTTCCAATCGTCACACTAAGACGAATGTTCTTGACATGATTTTATCAATGATTACAATTATCCAACGATAGCGAGTATGACGGATAATACGGAATTAACAGATAAACAGAAGGCACTTGTCGATACCATCGTATCAACAGGGTGCAGCATAGTTGAAGCAGCAGAAAAGGCTGGATACTCAACGAAAATCAGTAGAGAATCAGCTAGGGTAAGTGCTTCTCGTACACTACGACTTCCAAAAGTACAGAGATACATGATGGAATGTGTGTCAAGAACGATAGGTCTAGGTGCAGTAACAGCAAGTAATAAGTTAGTAGAACTATCCAATAAAGCTAAATCAGAATACGTACAGCTAGAAGCCAGTAAGGATATTCTAGATAGGGTTGGGTTACGTACACCAGATAGAGTTAATCACCAAGTAGTCGGAGACATAAAGGTTAGTATCGATCTTAGTTAGACGAGAGGGTGGGGGTTAAAAACTACAGGTATGTAGTAGTGATATATGTCATACACACAACAGAGTTAAAAAAAGTAAACATATGTGCGTAGACAAAAATATTTCTAAGATTTAAGGTAAAATGTCTTTAGACGATAAACCAAGAGAGGGTTTCTCTCACGCCTTGCAAGGCAATAAAAGTTATGAAGAAAAAAAGTACAGTAAATAAGGCTGGTAACTATACTAAGCCTACTCTTAGAAAAAGACTGTTTCAGTCTATTAAGTCATCTGCTGTTCAAGGTACAGCCAGTGGACAATGGTCAGCAAGAAAAGCGCAACTGTTAGCAAAAAGATATAAAGCTGCTGGTGGAGGATATAGATAATGAAGAAAAAACTTACAAAAAGACAATTAGATACTTTAAAAAAACATTCTGTTCATCATTCAACAAAACATATGAATATGATGAAAAAAGAAATGAGAGCTGGAAAATCTTTTACTGCTTCTCATAAGAAGGCACAAAGATTAATTGGGAAATAATGGCTCTTGCAAGATCACAGCAATCATTAAAAGCATGGGGTAAACAGAAATGGCGTACTAAGTCTGGTAAGAAATCATCTGAAACAGGTGAAAGATATTTGCCAAGTGCTGCTATTAAAGCTTTATCTCCTAGTGAATACGCTAGAACTACTGCTGCTAAAAGAAAAACAAAGAAAAAAGGCAAACAAGTGTCTAAGCAACCTAAAAGTATAGCAGCTAAAGTAAAAAAGTTTAGGAGTTTCTAATGGCAACTCCAGCATGGCAAAGAAAAGAAGGAAAAAATCCAAGTGGAGGATTAAATGCCAAAGGTAGAGCTAGTTATAACAGAGCTACTGGTGGCAATCTTAAAGCACCTTCAAAGAAAAAGGGCAATAAGAGAAGAAAATCATTCTGTGCAAGAATGAAAGGTATGAAAAAGAAGCTGACTTCTGCAAAAACAGCAAGAGATCCTAATTCTAGAATCAATAAATCACTTAGAGCTTGGAACTGCTAGTAAGTGAATTGAAATAATATTTTGTTTCTAATATAGTTGTAGTTTACCTAAAAAAATTTTATAACAATAAGGAATGAAAACTATGACTATTGATGATTTAACAACTACTGTAAGAATACTTCAAGATGAAGTAAAAGATATTAAAGAAATAAACAATGTATTAATGAATAAGTTAGACAAAGCTTATGAAGATAGAATAGTATTGCGTAGTCAAGTTTTAAAGTCTAAAGTCAGTAAAGAAAGTGAGGTCGAAAATGCCTAAAGTTGGTAAAATGAAATTTCCATATAGTGCTGCTGGAAAGAAAAAAGCAAAAGAAACAGCAAAGAAAAAAGGAATGAAAGTTGTCAAGCAAAGCAAAAAGAAAGGGTACTAGAGTAGAGAACGAAATAGTAAAACTCTTTCAAGCTGAAGGGTTTAATGCCAGGAGACAACCTTTATCTGGTGCTATTGCTGCGTTCCCTCATGACGTTCAAGTATCTGATCTTTTTGAGGGAACTAACATTGAAGTCAAGGCTAGAAAAAATGGCGAGGGCTTCGCCCAATTAGATAAATGGAAAGGATCTGCTGATTTATTAGTATTAAAAAGAGACTTTTCTAGTCCAATGGTATATCTTGATTGGGATTTATTTAAGGAGTTTTTGTATGAGTATAGACAAAACAGACGACGTAACGAATCTGGAGAACAGGCAGCTATTTCACATTTCTCTAGCAGAAAGACGGAAGCTAAGACAGATCGTAAGAAAGGTACATCTAAAATTCCTTCCAGAAGCTTCAGTAACGGACAAGGAGTGCGACAAATTAATAGAAAGCCTTGGCCCAAAAGTCAGAGAAAGATTGCTAAGAGAAGCGATAGACAAGAATCTAGTATAAATGGCACAGCTAAGTTACAAACCAGATGGCAATACCTTAAAGAACTTTCTAAAGGGGAATGAGTTTTTTAGAGGTTTACGAGGGCCAGTAGGAAGTGGCAAGTCTGTCGCTTGCGCTATTGAGGTACTTAGACGTGCTCTCCAACAAGAAAAAAATGCACAAGGAAAAAGAAAAAGTAGGTGGGCCGTTATTCGGAATACTAATCCGCAACTTAAAACGACTACTATTAAGACGTGGTTAGATTGGTTTCCTGAGAATGAATGGGGTACATTTCAATGGTCAGTACCTTATACGCATAGAATAAATGTAGGTGAACTAGATTTAGAGGTCATATTCTTAGCTTTAGATAGGCCTGAAGATGTTAAAAAGCTTTTATCATTAGAACTAACAGGAGTATGGGTAAACGAAGCCAGAGAGCTTCCTAAGAGCATTATTGACGCTTGTACTATGAGAGTAGGTAGATATCCTAGTATGCGTGATGGTGGTGCTTCTTGGTATGGAGTTATTGCAGATACTAACGCACCAGAAGAAGATCATTGGTGGCCTATTATGGCTGGTGATGTACCAGTACCAGATCATCTATCTAGAGATGAAGCTTTGATGTTAGTTAAACCTGAGAATTGGAATTTTTATACGCAGCCATCTGCTTTGTTAGAAGATAAAAATAAAGATGGTACACTCAAAGGATATAAAAAAAATAGTAAATGCGAAAATCAAAACAATCTTACACAAGATTATTATAACAATATTATTAAAGGTAAGATGAAAGGTTGGATTGATGTTTATGTAATGAATAAACTAGGATCTTTAGAAGAAGGTAAGCCAGTATATCCTAACTGGAATATGGAAATACATTTATCAAAAGAAGATTTAGAGCCAGCTCAAACAACAGTCTATGTTGGTATTGACTTTGGTTTAACACCAGCTGCAGTGTTCGGTCAAAAGTTACCTAATGGTAGATGGATTATACTTCAAGAGTTAGTATGTTTTGATATGGGTATAGCAAGATTTAGTGAACTATTAAAATATGAGTTTGCAAAGAATTATAGAAACTTAGATATAGAAGTATTTGGTGATCCAGCTGGAGATTTTAGAGCTCAAACAGATGAAACTACACCATTTCAAATATTAAGACAAAATGGAATAATGGGTAAACCTACTCATAGTAATGATGTAGCTCTTAGAATAGAAGCTGTTGAAATATCATTATCTAGATTAGTAGAAGGATCTGCTGGTTTTTTAGTAGATCATAGATGTATTAATCTTAAAAAAGGATTTAATGGTGGTTATTTCTACAGAAGATTACAAACATCAGGTGATAGATATGACGAAAAGCCAATGAAGAATAGATACTCCCATGTCCATGATGCATTACAGTATTTATTATTAGGAGCTGGGGAAGGTAAACAATTAATATCTGGTAAAGCTAAAAATCCTACTGTTGTTAAGACAAGAGGTTGGAGTATATTTGGTGATAAAAAAAGAAGAAGTGTATGGCAAAACAGAATGAATGGTTAGTATATTTCTACGAAAATAGAGATTATCATAGACATACTAAATTTTTTAAAAAAGGTTTTAAGCATTGTGGAGTAATGGGTTATGATCCTGAAAAAAAAATATGGATAATATCAGAATATTTATTTGGTAAATTAAATATAGAAATACTTAATGAAGATGAAGTAGATAAAATATTTAGATTAATACAAATGAAAAATGGACATATATTGCAAGTGCCAGTACAGGATAAAATATCTAAATTCCCAGTTATTATGGGATCTTGGATAAAAGAACATAGCTGCGTTAGTTATGTGCAACGATTAATAGGTTGGTCTAGATTTTGGATATTTACACCTAATCAGCTATATTGTGCGTTGAAAAAAAATGGAATGTGTGAAATAGACTTATAACTATGGGTGCATTTAGAAAACCAAAGTATCAAGAAACTGCTGCAGACAAAGCAGTTAGAGAAGATATTGAAAGAAGAAGAAAAGAAGAATTGAAGCAACAAGCTGAAATGGAAGCAAAAGAAAAAAAATTCAAAAGAAGAAAAGCAAAAGGAATGGTTGGAATGAGATCATTATTTACAAGAGCTGGTGGCAGAGGTTATTTTCAAGAAGGTGAAGAAAAATAATGGGTGGTAATACAAGTACAAAATCATCTTCTGGTGGAGGGGGAGGTAGTAATAATAATAACAATAATAATCAAGCTAATCAAATTGCTAAACAAGTTAAAAAAGATATTGGATTAGTAGAAAAAAAAGCTGGGCCTTTTGATTATTTACAATCAGGTGCTACAACTGGATATTATGCTAGTGCATATGCTGGAACAAAAGATGCAGATTTTTATGGAAAAGAAGCATCAACAGCAGCTAAAAAAGCTATGGATAAAGCTGGATTAGGAACATACAATGAAGATAATGATAGTTTTCAAAATGTTGTAGGTAATAAAATAATATCAAGTACTGGAATGATGGGAACTTCTATGGGAAGTGGTGAAAACACTATTATGGGTCAAATACCTATTTCAAAACAAATGTTTGAATCTCAAAAAAAAATACAAATGATAGCAACAGGAGCTATGTCAGCTTTAGGTATTCCATTAATGGGTGCAGCTTTTATGGATTATAATAAAAAAAAATACAATGATTATCTTACAAGTTTTAATAATACAGTAAACAGTTCTACTTCAATAGCTTCATCAAAAACTCAAGCAGAACCACAACAAAGAGTTACTGATAATAAAGCTGTTTCAGAAAGTGCAGAAAAAACTTTTGTAGAAACAGATGCAGAAAATGCAAAAAGGATGCAAGCTATTGCAAGAAGAGGAGAAGCTTTAAAAGGAAAAAGATCTTTTTTTAGTGGTGTTACAAAAACAATTTCAGGAGATCTATAATGGCATTTATACCAGTAGCAGAAAAAAATATTTCATCAGGGTATACTGATAATAAATTTAAAAATTTTTTTAAAAAATATCAAGACGCAGAAACAATTTTTGATCATTGGAAAGATAAATATGAAGAAGCATATGAATATACAATGCCATCAAGAGAATCTTTTTATGAAGAAACAATAGGAGAAAGACGTACTGATAAAATATTTGATGAAACTGCAGTAGTAGGTATACAAGAATTTGCTAGTAGATTACAAGCTGGTATAGTTCCAACATATGGTAGATGGGCAAATTTAGAAGCTGGATCTGAAATACCAGAAGATCAGAAACCAACAGTAAATGAAGCATTAGATGAAATAACAAAATATGTTTTTGAAATATTAAGTGGTTCTAATTTTAATCAAGAAGTACATGAAGCATTTATGGATCTAGC